TGGTTATAACGTATTTTCTTGCAGGGTTTACCATAACATTCAAAAACTCTGACATAACATATCTATTTAACAGACATTCAGTTGACATATCATCTCGGCGATTTAATCCGAACATAACATCATAAGTACAGCCTGCAAATTCCATAGGCAATTGTACGACTGGCCTTTCATCATTTCCACCACCAGTTTTTGCATCATAGGTTTTAATTAGGTTTGTGGTTATAGTTTTATCTTTTAATGTGAAAGTAATTTTGTTACCTTTCACAACAATATCTTCAGCGTGCAGTACGCTGAAAGCACTATTGCCCGAGTCAAATTTTGCTTCAAGTTCACCGAATGGATCAATACTTACTACTTCCTCAAACCCACATTGAACTGGTGTAGTGCGTCTTGATGCAACGTCTTTGAAATGTTCTAGAATTGTTTTTGCGACATTGAGTCCAGAGTTTGCAGATTCTATGCCTTCACTTCCTGGCGAAGAGTTAACTTCTAAAATAAATGGTGGAGCTGTTTTAGGACTAGCTGATGGTATAAAATCAACAGCTGTTAGGATGCCATCTAAAGCTTTAGATGCAAGTAAGCATTGTTCTATTTCAAGATTAGATAACTTGTAGGATTTAACTTTTGCACCCTGAGAATAATTACTTCTGAAATCACCTTCTACAACATCTCTCTGCATAGTGCCGATAATCTTACCACCAAGAACAATCACACGAACATCAAATTTACTCTTGATGTATTCTTGAATTAATAAATCTGAACTTGAATCTGTTTTGTACATCAGCTGTACGATTGAGGTTAATGCTCGTTCTGATTCAATAAACAGAACACCAACACCTTTAGAACCTCTCAAAGTTTTCATTATGATAGGAAACTTTGTGTCTAGTTTTTCAACTGCACTTTCTAATTCATCTTCATTTGGTATGAGAACCGTTTTGGGTTGAGTTAGTCCATAGTCTTTTAACTTGATATATGTGCGAAATTTATCTGCTGCCATAGAGATTGTGTCTCTAGGATTAACACAACAGATACCAATCTTTTCTAACTCTGAAATTAAATCTAACGAACTATCCCTAGAGGGTGTTCCACGAACAAACACAACTGTGTCAGAGGGTGAAATATCAAATCCCTTTTCATCACCAGCTTCATGAATTTTGTAAGTCTTATCATAGGACAAATTTGCACCGTCTAAAGAAATAACATAGTTTGCAAGTCCTAACTTATCAGACTCTTCTTTTATGCGTTTTGCAGTAGTGGAATTGTCATTGTGTTCAACCGAAAGAACAACAACCCTATAGTCTTCTTGTTTTGCTTCGGTAATGAATGACTTAAATTTTTCCATTAGGTTTCTTTTTTCTTAGATCCTATATTGTATTTTGTTTCAAGTGTCCACTCATTTTTTTCACGAAAGGACAATACTTTGATTTGACTTAACGGAGCAACTTCTCCAACTACACCAATGATGTCAATCAGTTCCCAATCTTTCAACAAATTTGTAATTGTGTTTCGTCTTGCAATATCATTTTCGCTGAGATTAGTATCTTTTCCGTCCAGTGCAAATAATTCTTTAAAATGCACTATAAAGTATCTACCTTGTTTGTGTAATATGTGACAAGACTGATATAATGTTCTTTCTTTTCTGCTTGCAACACCAATTCGTGATAATGTTTCTCTAACTTTCAAAAAATCGTCAGGTTCTTTTAACCCAACTTCTAGCATATCTTCTTGTGTCCAATTAATTTCTTCCATTTCTTCCACCTTTATTTAATCGTCTTTTTATGGCAGAAATCTGTTCATCATTTAATATATCAAGAGCGGCTTTTGCCTTTTCATTATTATACCCATAAAACTCTTTAACATATTCTAGATTTTTTAATTTCTTCGCCTTCAGCCAAGGAGTATATCTTTTCCTTGCTCGTAGACTATTTAGTAAAAAGTCAAATTGTAACTTCTTATCTAGGTGGTGGTATTGGTTTAGTTCATTAACAAGATGTATTGTATCAGGAAACGGAGCAACACACTTGTTTATAATAAATGGTGCGTACTTCTTTTCCCATGTTTCATCTTCACTGTCTAATAATGGTTCTTTCGTTACATTTATTGCATTGAGGTAGTCTTTTAGTTCATACATTTTATTTGTCAACCCATGTCTTAATAACCACAACGGTTCTTAGTTCATAACACTGTCGTGAAACAGACTGTGCTTGGTGTGGTTCGTATGCAGGGAATACAATTAAACGATTGCCAATGTTTTGTACTAGTTGACCATCAACAACAGTTCCACCGTTCCAATCCATTTTCCAATCAAGTCTAGGATAATACATCATGGTAAAGTCGCCATCATCCATATGCATGTGTGGTTCAATACCATGCGTGTGTGCGTTTAAATACAGCCGTTTGAATTCACTTACATTATATTTCTTTTTAAAATCATACTTTGCAATTGCAGTATCCCAAATAGGCATCAACCACTCGTATCCTTTTCTTGTTACTTCTTCTGGATCATGACCACAAAAAACGTGCCAGTGTTTGTTTGGAGTGCCATTTTGTGAATGGTAATTATATCTCCAAGTTTGTTGTTTTAATTTAAGGTCAATTAGTTCTGCAATATGCGGTTCTAATACATTATCATATATGTCTATCATTTAACAGCCTCCAGCAAGTAAAGCTAATACGCTTGGTTTTGGTAATTCTCTGTATGGAATTCTTTCTAAATTTCCAGCAACCAAAATTCTTTTTTCATCACACGCATATGGTGGAACTTCATGTCTAACCCAAGCAGGAAATAAAACTACATCTCCTGAGTCTGGAAATACATAATGGTTTCCATCTTTGCCATCAGGAAAAACTAATGGACTTGATCCTTTTGGTGTATCAATATAATAACACCAAGACCAAACATTTGGCCAGTGAGCATGTGCCACTGAAAATTGTCCTTTAGTATACATCACACCCCAACAATCTGATGTTCTGCATTTGATAGGTGTTGAACCCATCTTCTCAGCATATGGAATTATTATATCACACAATTTATTAAATTCAGCATGACGGTCATGCATATTAAGATTAGTTATATTTGCTTGAACAATTGTTGCCTGACTTTTCCACTCATCACCTGTATTAATAATTATTTGTTTGAGGCTGTTGTGTAACTCATCACCCACCCTATCAAGTATATTTTTAACAAGGATAGGGCGAGATATATTGAAGTCATAACTTACAACTTCATTTCTAACAAGAGGGATTTTATCAGGCTCGGTCATTTAAACTTCGCAACTCCCATAATCTCAGTCAAACATGCCATTAGATTTATTTCTTGATCTGAAACAAATGCTGCTTTATATTGATATTCAGCCAATATAACAACGACATGAGGGATACTCCCACCATCCACATAATTATAGAGATTATCATAAAGCTTCCTAAACAAACGTGAAGTATCATTATCCAAATTATCAACAACCCATTTACGAACATTGGTAAACTCCTTTTTCTTCATTTCGCTCATCAAATTTTTGATGTTAGTTTCTGAGATGTTCACCAGTATACCAGCATCAATTGTGCCTGATACAGAATATCTCTGGAGTTCATTTAATACTCTTCTCCAATCAGGAAAGTGTTTATTAATAACTTCAGCGACAACTCTTTTTTCATACTTTATTTCATTTTCATCTAGTATATTTATTGTCCTTTCCATGAACTGTTTTGCCAGAGTTGGCTTTTCAGATTTAGGAATAGTAAAGTCAATAGTACTACAACGAGAATGTAGGGGTTGAATAATTCTGTTCTTGTAATTACAAGTCAGAATGAAACCACAGTTCTTGTGAAACTCTTCCATGAACCCACGAAGGGCAGGTTGAGTTGATTGTGGATTTAGATAGTCTGCTTCATCAAGAATGATGTACTTGCGTCCACCTTCCAGTGATACTGTCGAAGCAAAGTTTTTAATCTTAGTTCTAAGAACGTCTATACCAGACTCCTCAGAACCATTGATCATCATATAGGTTGCCCCAATCTGTTCAAGCATTGCTTTTGCAGCAGTTGTCTTACCAACGCCTGGCCCACCAGACAAGAT